GTAGTATTTACCTCGTACGCAGGAACGGCATCATCATCATAGGCAGATCCATATATCTGGGGTACTGCTTGGTACCTTATCTTACAAGAAGTTAACAGCTTACCGCACGCATCCCCTCTTACCCATACACTCTCATCATCCCCAGGGGTAACTCCTGTACTCGGCGCTACAGCTCTCCATATAGTACCTAAGTGTTTTACATAAGGGTTTTTAAGAGGGTCACTAGGGTCGAGAGTATAGGCTGTGTTACTATGATAGTTAGAATATATTCTTACAAGAGTCCATTGAGGTATTCGAGCTGCGGGCGGGACTCCCCCTAGGGCGTGGTCAGCCTGTGCTCTATAATACTCCGAGGGGCTAGTAAACGTTAGAGTTAGTGAACTGCTGCTAGCCGCAATTGCAGTACTTAGTTTTACGTAAGTTCCTGCAATTTGAACTACTGTAGTGCCTGAAGCTACCCCTGTTCCTGATACAGAAAAGCCTACTTTTATGTTAACATTAGAAGCTGCTGCTACTATTATAAGATTGGTGGAGTTAGCCACAGTTGAAGTAGTGGCGGCGGTATAAAGAGCCCTATGAGAAACATACTGCCCTGCTGTATAGGCAGTATTGTAATACGCACCTTTCCACATGGTATTGGCGCTACCTAGAAAATGTTGGAAGTATACTAAAGGCTCATCATCCTGTGTAAAATAAAAACTGTACTCTAAGGTTCCGGTGCCTCCTGATCCATCAGACGCAATTATCTGGCTACTAGTACCCCACTTACACGCACTTTTATTACTATTTATTGCGTGTCCTTGGTAGGCCCACGGACAATACTTTCCTATTACCTGCCTTGCTGGGATTCTTATTCCTCCTAAATCGGCAGGAGAAGCTAGTTCTAACTCACAGAAGACGGGGTTTTTTGAAGCTATCCTATCTATTATGAAAGTTTCTGTGTCGAACTCGTAGGCATCTACGTTTGCGCCTGTATACTTCTCAAGAGTTCTACGGCGGGTAACTCTCTGCCCCACTAAATGATCCATTCTAAAGTTTTGGGCTATTATAATCTCATCATCTATTTTTGCGTCCCATGTCCCGTCTTCCATTTGTGTCTTAAAGTCAGAGCCTTGCTTTAGCATACTCTCAACATTAGCTATACTTAGTTTAGGCCTATTCATAGCACCTGAGGTAGACTTCTCAATATCCTCCATAAATATAGGGAGAGTTACATAGGTCTGCTCTCCTCCAGGAGTGCCCTTCCCAAATATAAGGTCATTAGTAGCTGTACCATTATCTAAGTCCTTAGCGGAATGAAAGTATAGCTTATTATTAGTCCCACTCCCTATAGTTAGCTCATAAAGTTCTATTAGGGGGCTTATTACTTCTAAGTCTTGTGCCTCTTTTACTAATGCTATTCTGTCTGTCATGTTTCAAATACTCTTTCGAATGTAGTAGATAAGGTATAAAATAAGGAGTTACTATACGAGGTATCCCAGCCTGAGCAAATAACTTTTACTTCTCTCTCATTAGGGATGGTAAACGTTAATGCAGTATTGATAGTTTGGGAGGTGCTTAGTGTTACATTAACCCCATTAACACCGGATACACTTTCCACAGTAGAACCCCCAGGAACTCCTGTGCCTGTTACAGTTGCACCTGTAGAAATATTCAAGTTATTCGGGGTAGCAGCCATAGTAACTGCGGTACCTGACCCAGCCCCTGTTCCTGTGTATGTAGTAGTTGAGTTACTATCTGGATACGTGAAACTAAAGGAACCTACACCCTTCTTACTCTCAAAGAAAGCTACCATATCATCAATGTCTTCTTTGGTACGATTACTAAAGGCAAGACTAAAGCTATCCCCAACAGAGTTTAATCCGTCCGCAACTCTTTGCTGATAACCATCTCCAAACTTAGCAACACGTACTGAAGTTTTAGCACTTCTAGAAAGAGACCTATCAGGTATAACTTTTGAAGTAGTAATATTAGGTACTATAAATCCTATAGCCATTATGATGCCCCGTAAGGATTAAGTATCCCGCCTGATCTCTTTTGGTATTGAAGTTCCTCTTGTACAGCCCCTGCTACCATTTTTCCAATGTTTGCTGCCATGTTAGAGTCGCCCTGACTATTTTGCTGAGACTGGCCATCGCCCCCCATAGCGACATTAACAGTTACATTGTTATTCTGTCCTCCTGCACCGTTTAGAGTTACAGGAATACTACGATTATCAGGTAATGGAACTACTGCTTCATTTCCGTGAAGAGTTGCTGCATAGCCTGACTGTGCCCCTCTGGCGGTACCCCCTCTGGCGTAGTTATTTCTCTTTAACGAATAGCCTCCTTTTGCTAAAGATTGACTTGGCGTTATTCCGCCATCTGCAAAACCGAACATACCCATAGCTCCTCGGACAACTTTTAAAGCTAATTCTTGCGCAATTATCTTAGCAAGATACATTAGTGTGCTCTTAGCCATATCAGCAAAAGCCTCTTTAGCACTCTTGGCGCCTGTAATCATTGACTCAAATGCTCCTGCTAAGCCTTGCTGTAAGTTCTCCCCCAAGCCTTTCATATTCTCATTCATTCTTTGGGCATCTGCTTGAGCTACGGAGAGTGCTTCAATCTGTGCTGTCTCTTCTTGAGTTACACTATGTCCTGCTTCTTTTAACTCTAGTATTGCTGCTGCTGTAATTTGCTGCTCTTTAAGAAATCCGCCTCCCTTACCTTGAATTTCAAGAATTTCCATTTCTTTAGCCATACTCTTCGTCTTTATATCAAAGATACTTCGATGCAGTGTTAGAGCATTATCTGCCCCCGTTTTCGTATCTATAGCGCTATCAAGCGCCTCCCTAGGAGACTCCGCCTGCGCCGTCGCATTAATCTCAGCATGTTGGTCTGGACTAATGTAATTGTAGGTTTTAAAACCAAGCTGGTTCATCCTGCCTGGGCCTCTAGCTATTCTACGCCCTTCTTTCGCATTATCCCTGACTTGTTTTTCGCGCCGCTCTCGTAGTATTGTTACGTCTTGGGTGGCACTTGTTTGTGCTGCAGCAAGCTGGTCGCCCTCGCTTATCCTGTTACGTGCCGACGAGCCAAAACTCCCTCCTCCCATAGCGCTCCTCTGAACTTGCGCCATTCTCTCCCGAGTAATTTCACGATTACGCGCTAAGATTTCGTTTCTTAGCCCTAGTAACCTCATCTCCTGCCTGATTTCTCCTTCTTTTACAACTCTGGCCTCTTCGGCTAAGACTTCATTTTGCCTTGCCTGCTCTAGCCTCTTTTTCGCAAGCGAAATTAAGTCGATATTATTCTGTTTTTCTTGGTCAGAAAGACCCTCCTTCTGCGTCGCCTTATTTACTTCAGCTAAATCTAGTGCTGCTTCAGCATCTCGGATCGCCTTAGAGCCTACTACTCTTTTTTGCTGTATATTAAGCAACTTGCCTTGATGAGTTATCCCTCTAACCACTGTTTTAGAGGCTATAAGTTCTATTTTGGCCTGTCTTTTCGCTATCACTAACTGCCTACCCCTTAACTTCACTATCTCACCATGTCGGATCGTCCTCTCGTCGAGCGAAGTATCGTCACTAGCAATTTGTGTGTCGGTTGTTTCTTGCCTGTAGGTAAGGTCCTCTCTCTCAGTCTTTACGGCATCAGGATCAAGCTGGTTGATAGCGGTGGTACCATTCTCGGGAAGGTCATCCACAAAAGCCCCGATCTCCCTGCGCTTCATACTTTTCTTTGTTCTCAATTGTACCCTAGTTTCCTCCTTCTGCTTGAAAAAGTAGGCTTGCTCCTGCCTGGCTTTTAGCCGAGAGTGAGCATTATCAGCCTCGGCCAACCGATCAGCAAAAAACTGCTTGTCTATTACAAGCTGTCTATCCGCGTAAGATTGGAAATTGTCGCTCTCAATCGCGAGAATGTCTCTTTTAGTCTCAGCTGCTGCAAGCCTCAACGCAAGGTCCGCTAGTACTGCAGTTTCATAGTCTATAAATTGGTCTAACGGATTCGATTGGCCCAACCCCTTACTAAGACTAGTAAACGCTGCGTTAGCTTTCCCCATAGTTTCTGGTAAATTAGCTATTCTCGCACCTACCTCTGTATAGTCTGCGGCAATTTTTAGCATCCCCTGACCCTGCTTCGCAGTAATCTCGTTACCCTTCGCCATTGCCCGCCCTAATAATACAAATCCTTCGTTAGTGTTCCCGAGCACCTTAACAACTGGTAGCATTTTAGTCTGCAGATCTTGGAAGGCTTCCTCTTGTGCCTCAGTCTCTCTTTTCATTGTGGCCATGAAGTTTATTGTACTTATTAGATTCTCTACGTCGGCACTCTGCATGGTCTGCCCTAGACTTGTTGCATCCATAGACCCTGAGGTATATCGTTGCCTCGCATTGGCAGCCTTTTCCATCTCCTCGCCTAGGTCTTTATACTTATCTGTCAACCCCTCTATCTTCTCCGCCTGTCTTTCAGCTGCCGCACCAATTGGGTTAAAATAATTCCATAACATCACTGCCGCGTCTTTTAGCATGAGAAAAACACCAATAAGGCCTGCTAACTTCATAACTCCATTAAGAACCCTTGCACCTGCTTCTGCTACTCTTCCCATCTGCATTTGGAAAGCTTTATGTGCTAATAACACCTGTTTATAGTACATTTTAGTACGGACAAGACCCCTATCTAGGTTCAGTTTTCTCTTCTGCCAAAAAGTCTTTTCTAGTGCAATACGCTTGTTATAGGAGGCTCTAGCCAGAGCGACTTCTTTAGCAGTATAACCCTTAAATATACCGTTCTGTACTCTAGTATGCTTGCGTAAATCGTCTTCGGCTAACTTTAAGCCTTTCTTAGCTGCAGCCCTAGCTTGCGGGGAACTCGGGCCTCCGGTAACATACCCAACACCTCCTTTACTAGTGTCTTTTTTAGTTCTGTCCGCGCCCTTTTTCGCATTCTTGTTTAACTGTGTCTGGTTATCATCCAACTCTTTGAGAGCATTTGCCTGATTCATTGTGTCATCAATATATCTTGCAGAATCTTCTTGGTGTCCTCTAAAAGTCTTTTTTTGACTCGTTTGCCATGCGTCCAAGTTGGGTAAAATTGATTTCACTATAGGTATAGCAAATAGTGCTAAACTGGCAGTTAGTGCTAGCGTATTTTTACTAAGAAATTGTAGTACAGGGGCGAGCACGCTTATTATACCTGTTTTGAACATATTAAACAGGTCATCAAAAGATTTCGTAAATTGAGCAAGAGCTGCCGCATCCTTACTCATCATAGCCTCAACAGCCGCAAATTTACGTGTTCCTTGCTCTAGTACTTCATTTGCTACTGCTTGACTTCTTTGAAAAGCGGTTAAACTATTCTGGGCAACCCCCATTTTTTCCGCATATTTTGCTGTTGCAGAATCAAGCCTTAGTATAATACCTAACTCATCGAGTAATTCAGGCTCTGCTTTAGTAACACCTCTAACAAGTCGATTGAAAGAGTCCGTTAGGTCTCTACCTAGTGCAAAGGAAGCATTCTTCGCTACCGTACCTAGCTTTTCTAGCTGTCCCGAAGTAAGACCTGCAGCTGTACCAATGGCGGCTGCTTTTGCAGCATCACTGTAGTTGAGTTGAGCATCTGTGGCCGCTATAATACTATTGGTGATAGTTTTATAAGCAGTACCTGTTATAGACCCTAAAGCTTCCTGCCCGTTTATTAGATTCTTAATGTTACTTGCACTTTGTAAAAACTGAAAGGCTGCAGAAACTGCGAATACTTGTGCCGCTAGAGTAGCATAGGCGCCTACAAGCCCTCCCATTCCCTGTTGCATCTTGGAGAATTCTTTAGTGCTATTGCCAGCCATTTTAGCTGTGCCGCGCATGTTTCTGTCTAGATTTTTTTGAGAGTTACTTAGGGCGTCTGTATCTTTCTGAACCTTTTTTGTTGACCCACCCGCTTTCTTTAGCTCTATACCCAGCTTTTTAGCGTCTACCGCTACTCGCTTAGTACTGCCGTCATCATCAACTATAATGTCTATATATACTTGGTTTTTCTTTGCCATCAGCCTTGTACATTATGGGTATAAGTTCTACCGCTTTGATGAGAGCCACGCTCATCTTTTTTACGTCTTTGTTCAGCTTGTTCCATTCTATGCTTTACTAAGAGATTTTCGTATAGCTTCATAAAGTATAATGTGGTTCTAGGGTCTTCTACTTCGTATACTTCAAATAAGTGGGGGCATTGTGACCATACTTTCCCCATATAGCTACCAGACATACCATCCCAATTATCAGATAAAAGTGAGCACATAAAAAATGCCACTTGGACTTCATCTGGAAATTCAGACGAGTCGAGCGGCATTTTAGAGGGATCAGGCTCCTGTCCCATTTGCTCACATATCCTTAGATACTTATCTAAGTCTATTGAACCTTGCTCTTGAATGTACCGTTCAAGCAGTTTCTGTATTTCTACTACTTGTTTTTGGTAAAATTTTCAAGGTCACCTACCGTTTCGGTTACCCAATTATCAAAGTCATCTGCATTTTTCATTAATAATTCCGAGTTATCGGGAGTCCACGGTAAGTCGTCTTCAGGATCAAGGCCGCTGATATCCACCAAAAGAAGCTCTTCTAAGTATGAATATTTCAGTCCCTTCCATCCTTTTATAACTGCCTTACAATACTCTACAATGAATTTATCATCGTCCATCTCTTCAATGGGCTGGTGACTCTTTTTATCCCACTTTGTGCTAAGACATCTCTTTCTTAGCTTTACAAGTTCCTCGCGTGCTAGGTAGCACAGGTCTACTGTCATACCCTCGAATCTAGGAAACTCCATTGTTACTGTTTTACTTGGAGTCATTAGACTTTTTAGGGAGACTTGTGGTTTAATGTCTACTGTTTTTGTATCTGGCATTGGTTATATCCTTTGTTTTTAGAGTTAAATTATACGGTATAAGACGATAAATGTCAAGAAGTATTTTTAAGTTGGTGAAAGAAATAAGGGGCCGAAGCCCCTTACATATCTACTACATTTAGTATGTAGCTGGCGGCCTATAAGTTACGCTAGTAATCTCATTAGCCTGTCCGAAGTCTGTCGGAAGTGCTGTGAAGTTAGTTTCAAGCGAGATAACATCCTCAATAGAATGAGAAGGAACCTCAATGTGAGCAGTAGGAAACTCAATAGACAATACAGGATTAGTAGTATCTGCTGCTGCAGCCGACCCACCGATATCCA